ACAACTGAAGTATCATCACCACAAAACAGTGGGACAGTAATAAAGTTAAACAAGACCGCCACTGGCTTTGGTTTTGCAAGAGTGGCATACAGCTCTGTTACAAATGCCCAAACATTTAGCTCGTTTGTTAAGAAAGGCACTGCTAGGTATATTGGATTTAGACAGTTAGCATCTAGTGGTACTCATACAACTTTTGATTTAGAAAATAATACTTGGGTGCAAAATAGTGGCTCTACATCAAGAGGCTACGAAGACTACGGTAACGGATGGCTTAGGTTATGGGCTGTTTCTGACGATAGTACCAGTAAACTTTGGGCAAGTATAGCAATTACAAATTCTCAAGGTGATGAAGATAATTCTGAAACAGGTACAGTTTATATCTTTGGCTTGCAACGTGAACAAGGCGCATTCCCTACGTCCTACATCCCAACAACAGGTAGCACAGCTACTAGGGCGGCAGATGTTGCTACTATTCCAACAGCTAACTTTGGGTATAACTCTGATGCTGGTACTTTAGTGGTAGATGCTCAGTCTTCTAGTGGCAATACAAATTCTATGGTTGCTGCTTTAGAAGCTGTCGGTGGTATAAATCGAATTGAAGCCAGATTTAGTGGCTCACTTAACACGAATGCACGTGCCACAGTTGTTTCTAATTATGTTACTCAGGCTACACTGCAAATCACTGGACTTAGTGAACAAAGAAAAATTGCTTTTGCTTTTGCATCAAACGATTTTGCTTTATCAGCTAACGGAAGTGCTGTCGTTTCACATACGTCAGGAACATTACCTACAGTTACAAAGATGGATATTGGAGAGGCCATATATGAAAATAGTCACCTCAACGGTCACATCAAGTCTATCCAATACTACCCACGCAGACTATCTAATGCACAGCTACAGGAGCTAACAACATGACTGAAGAATTAGAACCAGAAGTAATCAAGACTGACTTCTACCTCAAGTTAGCTAATGAAGCTGCAATGCCATCAGTCTTGTCATCATTCTACAAGCAAGACACTGAAACAACAGTAGACGAGGAGACAGGCGAGGAGACCACTACAAACGTCGGTGATCCTTACCTAGTGCCAAACACATCTGACTACGCAATGGACGTTGTAGGTACTCTACACGAGCCTACAGGGGCAACCCTGACAGATGATGACGGCATGGAGTATCCTGAGATGCAAGCTATGACAGGCTGGCATGTTAACATTCGTATTCGTGGTGGTATCTTAAATAAGGATGCAGAAGATGCTGAAGCAACTGACACACTACGAGATACTGTAGAAGCAATAGATACATCACACGGGGTAACACCTGAGACACCAATGAGAGTTTGGCTGTAAGTAACTAAAACCAATCCACCAAAGGTAAAGGATTAATAAATACAATGGCAAAGAAACCAGGCGTAACAACGATAGCATCAGGCTATTACAGTAGAGCAGCATTGAATGCTAACTTCGAAGCACTTAACAATGCTTTTGACAATACAATATCTAGGGACGGTAGTACTCCTAACTCTATAGGTGGTGATCTAGATCTAAATGGTAATGAGATTATTAACGGTATAGGTAAGTTTAACAACCTTTACTTAAATAATGCTCTAGTATCAAACCTAAGCACAGCTTTTAGTTTCCGTAGTGCATGGGTTGGTTCAACCTCATATAACCTTTACGATGTGGTAGCAGAATCAGGTAACTCATATATTGCTCTAGTAGCTCACACATCAGGCCCTAACTTTTCTTCTGACCTAGCAGCTGGTAAGTGGTTTATTCTTGCAGCTAAAGGTACTTCAGGTTCAGGTAGTGGTGACATGGTTGCATCTAATAACCTTAGTGATTTAGTTAGTGCTCCTGCAGCTTTAGGTAACTTAGGTATTTCTTCTACAGCAGTAGAGTTAAACTATACAGATGGTGTGTCTTCTAATATTCAAACACAACTTAATGCTAGAAATGCTCAAGCTGCAAGTGCATGGACAACAGGTACATCTACTACAGAAGGTATTGTATCACCAGCTAAAGTTAAGTCTGCTGTAGAATCATTAGCCTCTGCTCCATCAGGTTCTTTTGCTCCTGTGTCACCATCAGGTACTTCTGCTGTAAACTTTACATCTATACCTGCTGGTGTACGTCAAGTTACAGTAATGTTTGAGCAATTAAGTATGAATGTTAATGACGATTTACTTATACAGCTAGGTGACTCAGGTGGTATAGAAACTTCGGGTTATATATCTAGGTCTGTTTGGAGTGTAGCTTCTGAGTCTACATCAGGTATGATTATTGATGTTAACGCAGCTGGTAAATGGACAGGTTCTATGACATTTACAAGAGTTCATACAACCAATAGATTTATACAAACACATCTTGTAGTAGATCCTGATCAGAATGAACAACGTTTAGGAGCAGGTTCTAAAACATTAAGTGGTGAACTAACCCAACTTAGAGTAGTACCAACAGCTTCTGCTTCCTTTGACAATGGTTCTGTTAGTATTGCATGGTCTTATTAAATAATAAAACTTTTATCTTGACAAATAAAAATAACTAGGATACTATGGCTACATTAGATCAAATACGTTTAGCAGCTGAGAATGACTTAGTTACTTTTATTAAGCTAGTAGCACCTGAACAAATGCTAGGTCAATGCCACGAAGACGTATGCAACTGGTGGGGTCGTGAAGATTCTAAATCTCACCAATTACTTCTCTTTCCTCGTGACCATGGTAAGTCTCGTCTGATAGCTTACAGGGTAGCCTGGGAATTAACTAAAGATCCTACACTTCGTATCTTGTACATATCAGCTACAGCTAACCTTGCTGAAAAACAATTAGGCTTTATTAAATCAATATTAACCTCTGACACTTACAGTAGATACTGGCCTGACCATGTTCACCCTGAAGATGGCAAACGTACAAGGTGGACAAACTCTGAAATCATGCTTGACCATCCAGCCCGTAAGGCTGAGAAGATTAGGGACCCTTCTGTTTTTACAGGTGGCCTCACTACTTCTCTTACAGGGATGCACTGCGATATTGCTGTCCTCGATGATATAGTAGTATACGAGAATGCATACTCAGGTGAAGGACGTAACAAAGTTAAAAGCCAGTACTCTTTATTGTCATCTATAGAAGGTGCAGAAGCTAGAGAGTGGGTCGTAGGTACACGTTATCACCCTGTAGATCTATACAACGATCTGCTACAAATGACAGAAGAACTGTTTGATGACGATGGTAACAAGGTAGGAGAAGATAACATCTACGAAATCTTTGAACGTCCTGTAGAGGATAGAGGAGATGGAACAGGTGAGATGCTATGGCCTCGTAGTCAACGTAGAGATGGTAAGTGGTTTGGTTTTGACATTAAGGTACTAGCTAAGAAAAGAGGACAGTACTTAGACAAAGGACAGTTCCGAGCACAGTACTACAACGATCCGTCAGACCCTGACAACGTACCAATAGAGAGCAGTAGGTTTCAGTATTACGAACGTAAGCTACTCAAGGAAGAACAAGGACACTGGTTCTACAAGGATGCTAAGTTAAATGTATTCGCAGCTGTAGACTTTGCTTTTAGTTTATCTAAGAAGGCTGACTACACAGCTATTGTAATCGTAGGGGTTGACTCAGATAATAACATATACGTCTTAGATATTGATCGTTTTCGTACTGACAGAATTACAGATTACTTTGAGCACATACTACAGTTGTCAACTAAGTGGTCATTCCGTAAACTAAGGGCTGAGGTTACAGTAGCACAACAAGCAATCGTTAAACAGCTTAAAGAACTTATCAAACAACACGGTCTATCTATAAGTGTAGATGAGTTTAGACCTAACAAATACCAAGGTAATAAAGAAGAAAGAATCTCTGCTACTTTAGAACCTCGTTATGACAACTTGCAGATATGGCATTACCGTGGTGGTAACATACAAACGTTAGAAGAAGAACTACAATCAAGGAACCCACCGCATGACGATATTAAAGATGCCCTTGCTTCAGCTATAGACATTGCTGTCAAACCTTTCAAGAGTATACGTAGAGATAAAACTGCAAACATAGTTTGGGCTAATAACAGATTTAGAGGAGCCTCTTAATGGCTGGTGAAACAATAGAATTAGAATATCTTTTAGGTCCTGACTCAATGGCTGTGGAGGTATCTAACAGATGGCGTGAATGGTCTAACCTTCGTCAAACTAAAGTTGAAGAGTGGAAAGAGTTACGTAACTACCTGTATGCTACAGACACAAGCACAACTAAGAATGCTATGCTTCCTTGGTCTAACAGCACCACAACTCCTAAGCTAACTCAGATCATGGATAACCTTCATGCTAATTACTTTGCTACATTATTCCCACAATCTAAGTGGATGCGTTTTGAAGCTGAGACAAGAGAAGCTAACGTCAAAGCTAAACGTAATGTAATACAAGCATACATGGATAACAAAGTTCGTCAGTCTGACTTTATTAATACAGCCAGTGACTTACTCTATGACTACATTCAATACGGTAATTGCTTTGCTACTGTTACGTGGGAAGACAACTACCAAGTGAAAGAAGCTGGGGACCTCGTTGTAAACTATGTAGGTCCAAAGGTTGTACGTGTTTCACCATACGATCTTTGCTTTAACCCTACAGCACCCAGCTTTGAGAAGTCACCTAAGATCCTCAAGTCTATAAAAACACTTGGAGAGATCCGAGGTATGATAGACAGTGATCCGTCAAAGTCATACATGGAAGGTGTCTTCTCTAAAATGATGGGAGCTAGAGCTGCGGTAAGAGGTTCAGATGGTGTGTATGACAAGGCTGACGGCTTTATAGCTGATGGCTTTACATCTATACAGCAGTACTACGAATCAGATTACGTAGAGGTTCTAACTTTCTATGGTGACTACTATGACACAGAGAATGGTGTCCTACTAAAGAACCGTATCATCACAGTAGTTGACCGAGCATATGTTATGGCTAACGAAGAAGACCCTAGCTGGTTAGGTAGTTCACCTATCTTCCAAGCTGGATGGAGACCTCGTCCTGACAACTTGTATGCTATGGGACCATTAGATAACTTGGTTGGTATGCAGTACCGTATTGACCACCTAGAGAACTTGAAGTCAGATGTGTTTGACCAGATAGCTTACCCTATGCTAAAGATAAAAGGTGACGTAGAAGACTTTGACTTTGAACCTGGTGGTCGTATATACTTAGGTGAAGAAGGTGACGTAGGCTACATGGCTCCTGATGCTACAGCATTACAGGCTGACCTACAGATTAGATTCTTGGAAGACAAGATGGAAGAGATGGCAGGTGCACCTCGTCAAGCTATGGGTATCCGTACACCAGGTGAGAAGACAGCATTTGAGGTACAGTCTTTACAGAACTCAGCTTCTCGTATCTTCGAACATAAGACAGCTCACTTCGAACGTGTGTTCCTTGAGCCAATCCTTAATGCTATGTTAGAAACATCTCGTCGTCATATGAATATGTCTGACACAATAAGAGTTTTGGATGATGCTACAGGTGCTGTTCTATTCCAAACGATTACTAAGGATGACATAACAGCTAAAGGTAAGATTGTTCCTGTAGGTGCTAGACACTTTGCTGAACGTTCTAGACGTATTCAGAACCTTACACAGTTATACCAGATTAAGTTGTCAGACCCTACAGTGGCTGCTCACTTGTCAGGTAAAGAGTTTGCTCGAATCTTGTCAGAAGAATTAGGTGAGCCTGAGTTGTTCTCAGAAAACATTTCAGTATCTGAGCAACTTGAAACACAACAGCAGATGCAAGAAGCTGAAGCTATCAACCAAGAGCAATTAATGTTAGCTCAAGAAATGGGAATATAGATATGCCGTATAAAGCAGGTAAAGTTAAACCGTACAATAACGCAACAAAGAAACCTAAGCCTAAAACTAGACCTAAAACAAAGCCAATGAAAAAGAAATAATGCAAGCTACTTGGTTAAAAGGTCTTAAGGGACAAGAGAAAGAGAAACGTAAAGCTGAAGTACTAGGTTACAGAAATGCTTTTGATTCTCTTAAAGAAATTCTCGAACATGATTTTAAAAAGAAAGAGTCAGTTCGTGATTACGCAGTACCCAATTGGGAACTACGTCAAGTGGCAGTTAACGAGTACAACCAAGTACTTGATGACATGCTTAAACTAATAACAATTAACAAGGAATAAAACATGGATGTGTTTTCTGAGAGTAGTCAAACCAATGACACTACTCAACCTGAGATTCAAGCTACTGAGAGTACCCAACCACAGGATTCTTTTGTACAGAAACTCGTAGAGGCAAAAGGAGATAATTGGAAAGACCCTGAAGTATTAGCCAAAGGCAAGATTGAAGCTGACGGTTATATTAAAGAACTTGAAGGACAACTCAGTAACATGAGGGAAGATTTAAGTAAACAGGATTATGCCAAGGATCTCTTAGAACAGTTGCAAAATAAGGCCGCAGACCCCACCAATGCGAAAAATGCAATGCCAAACAATGATACTGGTGGCACGTCAGAAGGGAATACCAACCCTAGTCTGAGTGAGGAAGACCTGAAGAGCCTCGTTGAACGGACACTAACTGAACGAGATAAAGATTCTGTTGTAAAGCAAAACCTTAATCTTGTTAATAATGAAATGGAAAAGAGTTACGGCACTGATGCCTCAACTAAGATCCAGAATAAAGCTAAGGAGCTAGGGCTAACTCTAGAACGTATGCAAGAAATTGCTGCTGAGTCACCTACAGCTTTCTTTAACCTTATTGGTGAACCTAAGAAAGACTTTAGACCAATGGTCGAAGGTTCGGTTCGCACAGAAGGTGTCAACATGCAAGCCTCGAATGAACGTGATTGGTCTTACTACCAAAATCTTCGTCGAGATAATCGTAGCCTTTACTATAGCCCAAAAATACAAAGACAACTTATGGAAGATAAGAGTCGTTTGGGTGGTAAATTTGGAATCTAATGGAGAATAAAATATGTCTGGTATGAATACAGCAAATTCAACTCTTCTTACTCGCACCGAAGTCTGGTCCAGTGAGCTAAAGGAGATATTAAGAGATGAGATGATGGCACAACGGTACGTCCGTATGCTTGAGGGTTTCCCTGATGGAAACACTTTCCACATCCCATCAATCGGTCAAGCACAGGTTGACAACTACTCTGAAGATAATTCAGTAGAGTATCGTCCTCTTGACACAGGTGAGTTCACCTTCTCAGTAGACAAGTATCTGTCATCAGCTACTTACATGACTAAGAAAGCTGAACAAGACACTTTCTATGGTAACGAGTTAATGAGTCGTTTTGTTCCTGAACAAGAACGTGCTATCATGGCTCACTTCGAAACTACAACTATGGCAGCAGCTGAAGTTGGTGTTGGAGCTAACAGTCAGTCTTTGATTGATGGTCGTATACACCGTTATGCTGGTGGTAATGCTGGTAAGATGGCAGTTGAAGATTTTGCATATGCACGTATGCAATTGAAAATGGCTAACGTCCCTGACCAGAACATGATTGCTATCGTTGATCCATCTGTTGAGTACACAATCAACACATTGTCAGCATTAGCAGCTGTTACTAACAACCCTAAGTTTGAAGGCGTTGTAAGTAAGGGTATCGCAACTGGTATGCGTTTCATTGCTAACATCTACGGTTTCGATGTTTACACATCTAACTACTGTGCTGAAGCAACTGACGGTGCTTTACCTCCTATCGATGGTGGTGGTAACGTAAACTTTGGTGCTGGTACAGCAGGTAAAGTTAACTTGTTCTTCTCAGCTGATTCAACTGTGAATCCATTCGTGGGTGCATGGAGACAACAGCCAGAAGTAGATTACGAGTATAACAAAGATTACCAACGCCATGAGTTTGTAACAACAGCTCGTTACGGTGTTAAGTTATACCGCCCTGAAAACATGGTTCGTGTTATCACGACTCCAACAGTATAAGGAGATATATAAATGTCTTACACTAATGCAGATGGCCTATTTGTACTCACTGACGGTGACCAAGGGGCTGTAAAAGACAATGGGGGTGCTTTAGCTGCAACTAAAGTTCTTGTCATTGAAATCCCAGATGCAACTAAGCTAGGTACTGCTCAAACAGCACCAACAGCAAACGATGCATTTATCCCAGCTGGATCTTACATTACCTCAGCAAGTTTTGTTGTAACAACAGCATTTACTTCTAGTGGTTCAGGTGCACTAGGTCTAGGTTTGTTTACATTAGCTAATGGTACTATTGCTGCCGATGGTATTGATGCTGCGATTGCTAAAACTGACCTAGCTGCTAACAAAGCTGTAGCTTGTAATGGTACTTTAGTTGGTGGAACAGCTACTGTAGGTGCAGCTGACGCATACGTTGGTGCATTACACACTTCAACTGCTTTCACAGCAGGTGCTGGTAAACTCGTTATCGAGTATATCGAAGTATAAATAAAATAAGGTTAGGGGCTTAGGCCCCTTTCCTACACTTAACACTTGACAAAGATTAAATATGTAGGTAAAATATCTTTACCAGATGCAGGGTACATATAGTACCTATACCTGAAGGAACTTCACATGGCTAACGTTAACCACTCATCTCTAACAGATCCCTATTTACATGAGCCTAAAGGTGTAGCTGCCGCCTCTGTTGGTAAAGTATATGTAGCTAACGGCTCAGGCTCAGGAACATGGACAGCTAAGGAAAGCCTGGTTGGAGAAACTCTAACAGGTTACATTGAAAATGTCTCTACTACAACTACAGTATATGTTCCTATTCCATTTGCAGGAACTATTAATAAAGTTGTCACAGTCTTAGAAGCTGCAATAGGTAGCTCAGATGCTACAATTACAGTTAAGAATGCCGCCGCAGCCACAATGGGAACTATAACAATAACTCAATCTGGATCTGCAGCTGGTGACGTAGACTCACTAACACCTTCTTCTAACAACACAGTAACAGCTAATAGTTTTATTACAATAACAACTAACGGTGCTTCTGTTAACACTGCAGCTCTTCGTTTTGTAGTAGTATTGGATAGAACATAATGAAACGTACCCTACTAGAAATGGTCCAGTCAATACTTAGTGACATGGACTCAGAGAGTGTCAACTCTATAAGTGACTCAGTAGAAGCTGAACAGATAGCCTCTGTCATTCAGGATACATTCTTTAATCTGATAGCAGCTAGAGATATACCTGAGCATAGACAGTTAATCAAACTAACATCATTATCTGATGCAACTAAACCCACACATTTTACATACCCTACCAATACTCGTCAACTAAGCAGAGTAGATTACAACGTAGCAACTACAGGTACAACCTTTAGAGAGATTACATTTGTTGAGCCTATGGTCTTTATAGACCGTATGAACCAAAACACAGATACTAATCTGATAGTGACAGACGTTGCAGGTAGTACAACATTGTTCATTGGTAATTCAACAGCACCTACATATTACACAAGCTTTGACGATGAACATATTGTTATGAACTCGTATGATGCTACAGTAGAAACAACACTACAGAATAGTAAGTCAAGAGCATTTGGGTATGTGTATCCTACGTTCAGTCTTACAGATTCTTTTGAACCTGACCTAGATGACACAATGCTTCCTTACATGTTAGCTGAAGCTAAGTCTACATGCTTCTCATTGTTTAAGTCAGGATCTGATCCTAAGATTGAGCAGTCAGCTCGTCGTCTTAAATCCTTTGTACAGAACGACATGTATAAAACCAAACGAGAAAACAAACGTCCATACTACGGAAGAAACTAATGATTGAATTTATTGAGGACATCCGTAACCAACGGTGTGTTTGCAAAACCGACAAGTTTAACAGTGACATTATAATACAGAAATCAAACGATGGGTTTATATTCTTTGAGATTAAGTTTACCAAAGGTAGCCCACCTGCTGAACTTAGTGGTAGTTACTCCAGTATCCTGAAAGCCAAACAAGCTGTAGAACAGTATGTAAAAAACAGGAAAGAAACTCCCACAGTCCGAAGAGACAATTTCAGTAAAGCTAGACAAGAACGGAAAAAACAAGATGGCGCAGAGACTAAGTCAAAAGGTAGTGAACACGTTCATCAAGGGACTGGTGACGGAAGCTGGTGAACTAACATTCCCTCAAGACGCATCTATTGACGAATCTAATTGTCTTCTCGAAAGAGATGGTTCTCGTCGCCGTAGACTAGCTGTTAAGTTAGAAACTGACAATGTCAACTCAACCTTTACTGTAAACAACACCTTTGTCTTTACAACAGGACACTGGAAGAATGCAGCTGGTGTAGCAGGTCTAGATTTTCTTGTCGTTCAAGATGGTACAACTCTACGTTTCTACAACACAAGTGCAGCACCTTACTCAGACAAAGAAGAAAGCTTCTCTGTTAATCTAGGTGACTTTAACTTTGCAGGTAGTGTAGGCCCAGGTATTGTTAAGATACAGCTGGATACTATCAACGGCAGTCTTGTGGTTGCTTCTGAAGCTATTGAGCCGTTCTATATAACGTATGATCCTGATGCTAATACAATCTCTACAATACAGATCTCACCTCGTGTTAGAGACTTTGAGTGGTTAGGTGACACAACTACTTACACTACAAACTTAGCTAGTCCAGGTGTTAACCGTGAGTATGACACAGCTAATTCTGGTTGGTCAGGAACTAAGGGTGCTGCTGCTCTAGCTACGTATAGAGGTGCTAACAGTACTAAGTACCCACCCCTGACCCATCCTTGGTACTCAGGTAAGAATTCCGACGGCAACTTTAGTGAATCTGAATGGAACAAAGTATTTACAGGTTCTACTCTAACAGGCAATGGTAGTTTCATTCTTGACTTCTTTTCTAAAGATCGTAGTACAGCTTCTGGTATTTCAGGTATTACAACTGAGAATGAAACCAGTAGATTTAAAACTGTAGCTGCATTCTCTGGTCGTGTTTTTTATGCTGGTCTTTCAGGAACTAAGAGTTCAGGTAAGATTTTGTTTAGTAAATACTTAGACAATATAACTGAAGTTTCTCGTTGTTACCAACAGAATGATCCGACATCAGAAGAAATTAGTGATCTACTAGATACTGATGGTGGTGTCATATCAATACCTGAAGCATCTAATGTTCTTAAACTACATGTGTTTGGTAGCTCAATCTTTGTATTTGCTGAGAATGGCGTATGGCAAATTGAAGGTGTTGACGGTGTATTCAAAGCCACAGAGTATTCTATCTCAAGAGTATCTCAGATAGGTTTAAATAATTCACAAGCATTTGTTAGTGTTGAGGGTGTACCTATCTGGTGGTCTAGACACGGTATTCACACACTAACCTTTGACCAAGTATCAGGTCGTGCTAAAGAACAGAACCTTAGTATAGGTACTATCCAGACTTTCTTTGAGGCTATTGACGGTAATGCTCGTCAACAATGCACAGCTGTATATGACGAAACAAACAAAAGAGTTCACTGGTTTTACCCTAATAACAACGAAGTAATTAAGAACAAAAAGAATAAAGTATTGACACTTGATGTTAACCTACAAGCATTCTACCCTTGGACTATATCTGACAGTGTAGGTAGCCCTGACTTTATTATAGGTGCTGAGTACTACCCTGGCTTTGGTTCTAACTTTATTGACAATGATGTTATTACCTCAGATGGAGATGACGTTATTACCTCAGCAGGGGATGATGTTACAGTATCCCAATTATCCGAATTGTCACAAGCTGATGCAGCTATCGTACTGATGGTCTTCGATGGTGCTACAGGTAAGATGACGATGGGTTTGTTCTCAGGTACTAATTTCTTAGATTGGGGTGACGCAAACTACGGCTCCTTTGCTGAGGCAGGGTACGACTTCATGGGTGACCTTATACTCAAGAAGAATGCACCTTACGTACAGGTTTACTTACGTCCTACAGAAACAGGGTTCTCAGGCAGTGATACAGAAGGTTATGATCCTGTAAGAGAGTCATCTCTATTGGTGTCATCATACTGGGACTTCCGTACCAACACGTCATCATCACCACAACAGGCATACAGACTAAAGTATACACCTGTTGTTAACGAGTCCAGCTTAGGCACA